ATACAGTTTGCTCAAATTCGCGGTAGAGAGTGGTTACTCGACCTTGATAATCGGTTGCGATAGCGTATTCACCAGTCGTGATTGGGTAATGATGTATGACATTGTTGAAGTCTGGCAAGACAATCGAGACCGCAGTGCCAAATGCTCCAAGTTCCTCATACATCGTGTGCAAGGCGCGGTAAGTATTCGACTTCTGGAATACCAACTGCATTCGTTTTGTGACATCGTCGAGCCATACTTTGACTGGCGCATACGAGTTTAGTTCTGGATCGCCAGTGCCAAGTCGGAACCATTGACGAGCGGGGCTAGTGGCGCCAGCCATCATGCCAGCGCCTAGCGTTCGCAGCGCGCGAGTGCCAGTGTTGTCGTAGATGCTGTTGTGTCGGCGCCAACCTTTGTCGCGATCTTGCCGAAAGTATCGACCATTGCGCGGCAACACATACGATGTGATCTCCTGCCAGTGCGACCACCATGACGCTCGCTCAGATTGGAGTTGACCCCAACGAGTCAACAACTTCTCGCGTTGTGGAGCGCCTTTGTAACTTTCGTTGTTTGCTGGGTATTGGCTCATCAACTTCCTAGGAGTGTTGACTTGCCAAGCGATAGCGCGTTTGGATTGACGCCAGTCGGGCCAGTCAGCATGGTTCCTGCTGATCCACCTGATGCCGATTCGCCAGCCGCTTGCATGATTGAACTGACATCAGGCTTCTTACGATTTGCCTGGTTGATTGCCATCTCGCTTGTCATTCGTTGACCTTCTGCGGCTTTAACTGCTTGTGATTGCGCTGATTCTTGTCTATTCAATGCTTGTGCCTGTTTCTTCTTGGCGTCTTCGCCTGAAGCGATGGTGTAGCCAAGACCAGCAGCCATTGATCCAACTCCAACCGCTGCAACAAGACCAACTAATGCGCTAACACCAAACGCCGCGCTAATTACTCCAAATCCAAGCATGTAAGTCATATCATTCTCCTGTGATAATTTCAGTGTTCAATTGTTCGTGCGTTCGGGATAAGAGCATGTGAGCGTCCATAGTGAATTCATTTTCAGCCTCTTCAATCGTCTTTGCGTTTGTTGCAAAGAACATTGTTCCAGTCGTGTCTTCGTGCGCTGAATATATTTGTTTGCGTCCAGCACTTGCAACAATCACCTTGTATCCATCGACTTCCATCGTCTCGTCATTTGCGTAAATGGTTCCGCGACCATTGATTATTAGTGTCGTTGGAACCTGAATAAATCCACCAGTAATGACTACTCCTGCTGGAATAGTGAGTGTCCGCGAGTAAACTCCACCGTGCAGTGTGTGCGTCACAGGCATCACGACTTGCGGCAAAGTCAACATCAATTGCTCAAACATGCATACCTTTTCAATTGCCGACTGACTCATCTTTGCGATGTTGTCGGTGTTAATGGTTGCAATGTCTTTCATATTCTGTTGCCTCATCAATCTACGCATTCCAAATTCGATATGGGTACCGTCAATCGTTTCTGCTGTATGGGTCGTAGTCACTTGCCTTGCCTAGTCGCAGTTTGTTTCGCACTTCAAGCGGCAGTCGCTTGCCAACTGGATATGCAAATGTGAGAGCGAGCGCGTCAGCAATGTCAGGCGATGCTCCGCCCTGTAGTCGCTTCTTGATCTCGTCTTTGCTCTCCAGCATCTTGCGGCCTTGCGCGTCAAACCAATATGTTGGCGTCGATAGTTCCTGGCGCAACATCGGATCGCTTGGAATGGCGCCACCGTTCTCTATCCACTCTTTCATGTTCCACCACATCTCAGTACGCCTGTTCACAAACTGCTGTTCCAGATTCGCCTTGCCACCAAAGTGGACTTCAATTGGGTCGTAGTCCAGTTGTCGCAAGCGATCCAATACACCAGCGCCGCCACCTGCATCGATAAATACAGCGTCAGGCTCCCACAGATCCATCACCATTGCCACCCGCGCTGCAAGTTGCATGTTGTCTAGCCCACGAAACACCATTATGTCGCTTGCTTTCAGACCTTGGCGCCTGATGATGACGCTTCGATCATCACCAAACCGCGCTGGATCAACGCCCACAATCTTGGGCGCGCTCTCATAATCCTTGTCTGCATATTCACGGTTGGCCGCTGCGTTTGCATCGCTCAGGCTGATCAACTGATCTTCCGCGCTAGCGTTGAAGTCGCACAGATACTCACGGCTGAACGATGTTTCCGTCATATCGCGCCGCAAGCGCTCGACTTCGGATGGGATCACGGCGTCCGTGTCGTAGACCGTGTAGATCGCGGCATGCCAGTCAGGAACTTCTGCGCCTTGTAGAAGATCTCGCTAAACAGATTCACGCCGTTCGGTGTGCCTGTAAAAATCGCCCAGCCGTTGCGATCTGACAGCGTTGGCTGAATGATGTCCTCCCACACTGTTGGCTTGATCTGTGCGACTTCGTCGATGACAATGCCGTCTAGGCGAACGCCGCGCATCGCGTCAGGATTGTCGGCTCCAAAGATTCTGATCACGCTGGCGTTGTGTGCGAATGTCACGCTTAGTTCAGATTCATTGATCGTTACGGCGCCAGTACCAATCATCGGCTGCAACTTGTGCTTGATACGGCTCCAGGCAATTGCCTTTGCCTGTTTCAAGAATGGCGCGATATAGAAGAATAAGCCCATCCCTTTGTCGAAACGCATTGCCTTGTCGAGCAGTTCCATGATCGCCAGTTCCGTCTTCCCTGCGCGGCGATGCAACACAAACACATTGAATCGCTTCAGCGCGTGGTGACAGTTTCTTTGCCATTCGCGCGGCGAGTAATCGACTGCTAGATGGGTCTGTGTCATGTGATCTGCTTGGCATCGGGCTTCCTGCCTGTAATCGCATCGGGCTGCGGAACGCCAGTGACCACGGTCAGGCTAATGCCGCCTTGATGCTCCACGGCCGTGCGATCACCGTAACGCTTTGGGTTCAGTTTCATTGCCAACCATTGCAAGGTAGACACCTGATTACGGATGTGGTTCACGCTGGCAGAGTCGAGCGCGCCAGTCACAGGGTTTCGTTCAGGCTCAGATTCAGACTTTTCCACCATTTTCTCAAGCCAAACATGCGCCTGTAAAGAACGCGCGCGCGCGCACTTGCCTTCAAACTCTTCGTTGCTATCCATCCACCTCAATATCGTAGACATCGAAGGCATGTTCGGATCCTTGCAAATGCTCCGCATTGACTCGCCCAAAGCCAACCGATGGCAGTAATCATCAACCACCTGTTCGTTGTACTTGGTGATTTGACCTGGCTTCTTGGGCTTTTTAACCATCGATAACCCTGTATTCATGCGGCGCCTGTCCGCGTATGAGGTACTTGCACACCTTCTGAACGGTAGAACGCCCAATCCCAAGCATTGCGCTGATCTTGCGGTATCCGTACCCATGCGTTTCATGCATAATTCTGATTTTATCCACGGTTTGCTCTGAGTGTCGAGCGCGCTGGTGAGTTGCACCAATGCGGTATCCATGCTCATTTAGCGCCACTTTGATTCTGCTCATGTAAGAAGATGTTACATATTTTCATTACATAATGTCAACGCTTATGCACTCAATCTTGATTTATCAATTGTAGAAATGTCTTTCCAAGCAGTCACTGGCGGAAACCAACATGGATTGTTGTGAGCGTAATACCACTCATCCTGCTTTGCTTCTTCCGCTTCAAGCCATCCCCAAATCTTAAATGTCCGTTTGCAGTTCTCGCTAGCAATGACTGCAATTACAATTCTCTTGTCTTGTGGCTTTACCTTTGGCTTGCTGACTTTGAATGGGCTGGTTCTTATTTCGCACGACAATCCCAACAAATCGGATTGATTGAATGTGTCATACCCAGCGCCCCAGTAAACATTCAAATACTTGGCTACGGCTGCTTCCCCACATGCTCCGACAATGCTGTTGTACCAGGACTGGCCAACATAACTTTCCTTGAATGTGTTTGTATTTGTTCTCCAATCAGAATTCAACTGCCTAAGAAATCCTGTGTAAGCGGCATTGTGAAATTCATACTTTTCTAATTTGACAATTGGATGGTTCATGTATTCATATCTTTCGCTCTTGTATACATTTTTGCCTTTTCTGTACATATCAATCAAATTTAGTTGTCTTGCACTCCCACCAAAAGTGAACCATTTGAGAGCGGCCGTCAAAGTACAGAGGGCAATGGTCTGGAGTGAAGAACGATTCGGTACTGCAAGCAAGGCAAACGAAAATCAAGTCTTGTGGTCGGTATCCGTAGTTGTAAAGTTGCGACCTGATGCGAGTAAAGTTGCCACCAGTCAGGCACCCTGAGTCGAGAACGATCAACTTGTGGTAGGGGTCAAGTTTGTTTGGATGCAGCACGACCTCAAACTCGTTCTTGTACGGAATGTCAACAGGTTCAATCGGCATCGGTTCATCGGTCAGCGTTAAGCGATGCGCCAACACCTGGGCGAACAGTCCGCTGTACTCGTAACTCAGTTGCAAGATGGCGATCTTCTGGTCACCGTTTAGCCATCCCGATCTGCGGATCGAGTCAGCCACATTGTCAATCAACTTCAACTCCCAATTCTGTCCGATCAATAGTGAATCCATGTCATGCTCCATTCTGTTAAATGCGATTTAAACGATTCTTTACTTTGGTAATACCTACAGACCAATTTGTTCCACGAACGCCGTGGCTGTCATCTAATGCGATTCTGTGCCATGTATCGGATCAAGATACCGTCCACCGTTGAGCCAAGTGCATGGGTGAGCGATGAACTGTGGCTCGGTCGCTTTCTTGCGACACTCATCCGCAAACAGATTCACTTTTTCGATCATGTATTCGACCGCGTCACCAGCGTCGAGAAGATCGTGTTCAATGGCCACCAAGTCACATGCTTTGCGGATCAGCGCTAGCGACTTTAACTTCCCGACCTTGCGTGGAAAGCATTCCCATACTCTTTCGATCTCGGATGCTGGGATGCTCTTTGCTAACTTTTTCTTCTCAAACTCTGGCTCGACGGCGGAGCCGTTGAGCGTATGTTTTAATTCTGTGTTTATCGTCTCAGCATCTAGCATCTGGCATCTAGCATCTAGCATGGCATGTGTTCCGCATTGCTCACGCATGTTATTTTGTGATGCGGACGCATATGCTCCCGCATTGCTGTCAGCATCCCATCTGCGGTCTGCTGCTCGCTTGGCTTGACCACTTTTGCGCTCTGCTGTTTCAATCATTTCAATCCGTATTCGCTCCTGCCTTGGGTTCCTACGACGACCATCAAAGGCTATTGGAAACTTGGATTCAAGACACTTCCAGACCTTGTCAATGCCGCCATGAATTAGGAACACGCGCTCGGTGTCGGCTGGGAGACCATCCGCCTCCCATGACGCAATAAGCAGTTCCATGTATCCACCCTTTTCGGCCAGCGTCCAGCCGACCGTGGCAGATTTGAAATCAGATCCCCAAAACTTGAACCAAGGCGAATTGTTTGCGCTGGTAGAACCACGCTTTTTTTGTACACTCATAGCAGATCTCTCTCTGCGGCTTCGTACCGCGTATGGGATTCAGAAACGGCTCAGGTTACATGCCTGGGCTGTTTCGCTTTGTAGTCTAACTTGCTCGCCTTCCCACTGCAATAAGTATCGTCAATCACAATCGGATAATGCCTAAGACAGCACCGCGCCTCGTCTTTGATCCACTTGGGCGTTCCTTTCACGATCAGCAACTTGAACAAGAATTCGCGTGTCATCTTGAGGGCGTTGACCTCTTCGTGTGGCAATGTCACTTCTTCACTTTCATAGATTCTTCAACCAAACTGCGAACCTCGGCAATCCACAGAATTCTGTCATCAGGTGACGCATATGTTTCCGTGCGTTCCCTGAGCGACTTGCCTGACGCTGTGCTAGCCCCTAGAGACACGGCCGTGCCTGTGACGCTGTTGCCTGTCAGCGAGAATATGGCGTCAAACGCCAGCGTCCGCGCTGTCACACTGTCGCGTGATCGATCAGCCGATGAACTTGGATAACTAAAGCCACGCCGCTTTAATGCGATTTGAACTGCTGCATTGACTAACTCTATTGCGTATAAACCCATTAGGACACCTTGAGTACTTTCTGCTTGGAATGAAGCATTGCGAATGTTAGCGGCTGACCAGCCTCAAGCGTGGCGCGGATCAGTTCCTTGTTTGGAACAACCGTTGTCACCGTGGTGCTGAACGCTTCAGGCACATCGCCAATAATCTCCAACGCTCGGACACCGCCAGGCGTGGCAAGCGTTACCTTATGGCGTGGCGTCTGAATACTTGTGGAGCCACTCGACTCCAACACGCGGGTGATCTGACCCTTCATCCAATCCGCAATGGCTTGGTCGCGCTTGGCTAGATCGGCAATGCGCTTGGCTTCCGCCTTGCGTCCTGCTGCGCGGTGTTCAATCTCGCTTGCAATAGCCAACAAATCATCTATGGCTGGCGCCAAGTCTGTGGACTGTGATGCAAGCCAATCAATCTGGCCTTCGACGGCGCTGATGTCTCCGCCGTTGGCTTCGCTCGCTGCGATCAGTTCTTCCAATGCCACCGCTGCTGCGGACGCTGTGAATACTCGTTGTGTGATGCTGTTCATTTGGTTTCCTTTGTAAGAGCGGGGCTGACTGCATCCGTCGAGACACAGCCAGCCCCTATGTTTAAATCAAAATGGAATCTCGTCAATGTCAATTGGCTTCGGCTGAGGAACTTCCTCTTCCGCTGGTGCAGATTCTTCATCGTATTCGCGCACACCAAACAGGGTAATACCCTTATCGTTTGTGACTGCTAACAGTTGAAACAACAATGATGACTTCATAACGCTGCGACAAATGTCAACTAACTTTGTATCAAAACATGACACCCACCACTCGTTTGACTCATCTTTAGAATCTCGAACCAAGATTCCTGTGCGCGAAGTTCCAATCTTTGTTGGCTTGCTTTCGCCAACATTGCGAATGTAAACAGGCTTTCCAATTGCTGCCTCTTCAGGCACTCGACTAGCGCGGTGGTTGATCTTTCCTGCTGGATCAACTGCATGTGCTGTCTTCGCCTTCGGCGCTGGCTTTGCCTTTGGCGCCTCAACTACAGTTGACTCAACATAAGTCGCCGTGTCCGCATGGATCACTTCATTGCTAATTCCAACGGCCGCAGGTATTTGAGCCTGAGCGCGTTCCACCTTTCGAGCGGTAACAACTGGTGCTTGCACTACGGACACGGCGACATGATCGTCTGCCTGGCTCATCTCTTCGGTCGAGTACAAGCCTGACAGTTCTGCTGGGAATGCTCGACGCAAAGCAATCATTTCAGCGCATTTCGCAAGCATCACGCTTGGAAACTTCGACCACATGTTGCCTTGCGTCTGTGCATACTCGCTCCAAATAGCAACGGCAAACAATGTTTGCTCAAAGCCACGGCGGTGTACTCCGACTTTAGCCGCCATCGGTGGCGTCTTAGCCAGCCAAACATCGACCCACACGCCATCCGCGCCACACCAGAATGGGCCAACCTGACCTGCGTACTCGCCGCTGCGCTGGGCAACTAGACGAGCGCCGTCAATGCTGACCTGTGTGGTCATCACGCCGCCGCGCTTGATTGCGTAAATCTGCCTGGCGAATGGGTCTAACCCAGTGCGCTTGCATATCGCTGAAAACAGGCTCAATTCATCCGATGAACAGCCCTTTGCAACTGTCCGCGCTACGAGCGCCATATCAATTTCATTGTGTTTCAAGGCTAAATCAGACATTTCAATCTCCTAGTAGAGTTTGTTTCGGCTTGAGAACGCCCCACGCCGAACTACATTAATAGCAGGTATGTCGACTATTGCAAGTTATATCTTCAACTATTTGAAATATTTCTTGAAATATCTAAAGTTTAAGTTGACACCTGCCGATACCTGAACTATGTTTATCACATCGGGTCGGGCGACCTGAACCGCGCCAGCGGAACCTGGCAACTAGGAGACACTGAAATGTTTTTATTACAAGTACGCACTAAGAATGACAATGGAATCTGGGGCGATTGGTTGCCGCATTCGGCTTACGCCACCGAGCAAGAAGTGCAGGAAGTTTGCTATACAGATGTGATTGATAGTCAACAGTGGAAGTACATCAAATTGTCAGATCAAATTCAAAGTGGTTTGACAACTAGAAAAACTCTTGATTGGCGCCACGCAAGTTGGGAATCGGTTATGAATCCACCAATAGATCCGCAACTCAGGGCTTCATTTGAGTTGCGTGAAAAATTGAGAGTGGCTCAAGAAGTATTGGCTGAACTTGAACGAAAGACAGAAGGCCCACTATGAACCTAAACAAGTACATGGAAATCCTGCTAAAGGTCTGGGACACGGACGAACAGACCGTTGATAATGAGCGCGCTACCAAGATTGTTCTAATCGAGTCCGACAACGAGAATGAAGTTGGGCATCACCCGCTGTCATACCCAGAACCAATGGCAACGATTATGATCCAGCACTTCAATTTGCTTAGTGCGGAAGACCAGTTGAAATTGCGTAATTGTGAGGGCGGCCTGGTGATTTGGGACACAGAAGAAATGCTAGAGGCTGAATACCAATTGTTTGAAACGCACAAGGAAGCAGACAGGCTTTACTGCGATCTTTCATACGATGCGAACAGGAAGGCAGGTAAAAATTGAAATACATTCCATTTGTATTTGCGCTGGTATTTGCTCCGACAGCGTATGCGCTGACTGAAAGCGAGACCGTGCGCTTGCTTGCTGCTTTGAAGCAGGTCGAGAGCGGCGGTGATTGTGCAGCAGTAGGAGACTGGGATTGTGGGACGCCGACCGCAATCGGCTGCTACCAAATCCATTATGTGTACTGGCTCGACGCGGTCGAGTACGACAAAACCATTGGCGGCGAGTGGAACGATTGCTTCAACGAAGCGTACGCGGAGCGTGTCGTGCGCGCATACATGAAGAGATATGCGTTCAAGGGCGCCACAATGCAGGACATGGCAAAGATCCACAATGGTGGCCCACGCGGACACAAGAAGTGGGCAACAGCCCTGTACTGGGCAAAGGTTTCCAAGGTGCTCAAATGATCCCAATGATGGATACAAGCGAAGACCTAGATTTGGTTGAATTTGAGATTGGTTGTAGTTGTGAGGAATTATTAACTCCTCTTACAAGACGAACAAGAAAGCGACCTAATGGAATGTTTGCTATTGATAATGGTTCATATTCAAGATTTCGCCTGGATGCATTTGTTTCATTATTAGAGAGGGAAAAAAAATCAGTTGAACTTTGCAGATTTGTTGCAGTCCCAGATGTTGTTGGTAGTGCGCGCAGGACACTTGAAGTGTTTGATCGATGGTTAGCAAAATTGCATGGGTGGCCTTTGGCATTAGTGGCGCAAGATGGACAACACGACCTACCTATTCCGTGGGAAAGTATTTCTGCCGTGTTTATTGGTGGATCAACAGAATTTAAATTGAGCAAACACGCTGTTGAAATTATTAAAGCGGCACAAGCATTAGAAAAGTGGGTGCATGTTGGAAGGGTAAACACGCCAAGTAGATTTGCATATTTTGAAGATTTAGGTTGTGATTCTATAGATGGCACTGGAATAGCCCAGTACACAGGTATGAGAAACAAAATTAAACAAAGAGAAAAAACAGAAACTTTATATCAGGATAAAAATGAAAATAATTCGTAAATATAAATTTCACGCGGCTCATAGGAATATGGGTTTATCAGGAAAATGCTCTCGATTACATGGACACAGATATGAAGTTGAAGTGGTTTTAGATTTGACCTGGACAGTCTGTGGAATAACTATGGAGTTCCAACATATTGATGCTCAATTAAATCCGATATTTAATTCTTTAGATCATTACACACTGCTTGAAAGCAGCGATCCAATTTCAGATTTACTTGGTTCGACACATGTTATTCGCTTTCCTTTTCCAACAAGCGTTGAAATGCTGGCGCTATATTTATTTCGTGAATGCGCGGAAATAATGGGAAATTCTGTATTTGAACTAAGATTAAAAGAAACTGAATCTGGCACTGTAATTGTAAACCATTCTGACATGAAGGGATTTCCTCTAAAATGAAATCATACAATGTTAATGAAATTTTTTGGTCTCCTCAAGGCGAAGGAATACGAGCAGGAGAAATGTCTTTGTTTATTCGCTTTACAGGATGTAACCTTCAATGCAAAATTGAATCAGGAAAAAATAGCATTGGTGGTTTTGACTGCGATACAGAATTTGAAAGCGGCAGAAAATATACGCTTGATGAATTAGTTGCAGCAGTACTAGCAACCGTTCCTATGGGTAGGGACTGGTTTAAAAGCAATAAGGCTTGGATAGTTTTTACAGGTGGAGAACCCGCATTGCAACTTGATAAAGATTTGGTTTATGCAATGCAGGAACTAGGTTTTATGTGCGCCATAGAAACTAACGGAAGTAAGTGTGTTGACGGAATTGGACTTGATTGGATAACCGTAAGTCCAAAAGTTGCCGAACATGCAGTGCGTCAAATGACGGCTACGGAGATTAAATATGTTCGTGGATACGGCCAGGGCATACCACAACCATCTTGCAATGCTCAATACAAATTAATTTCTCCAGCATTTAACGGATTAACAATTGATTACAAGGCTATGGAATGGTGTGTCGAATTGATTAAAGATAATCCACAATGGCGACTAAGCGTACAAATGCACAAGTTTTGGAGGGTAAGATGATCCAGCGCAAAACATCACGCGATGCGTATCAGTCGGTTGATGTCACGCACTTGCGCGGCAAAGTGTTGGCGATGCTTAAAAGATTGCAGGGTGCCACATGCGACGAGGCGCAGTCCCTGCTTGGCATGACGCACCAGTCATGCAGTCCCTGCTTCACCTGGCTGTCCAAGGATGGACAAATCTACGACAGCGGCCAGCGCCGTGTTACGCGATCTGGGCGCAAAGCGATTGTGTGGCGTGTGTCGGACACATTCGACACGCTGTTTCCTGACCGCAAGCAGACCGTTAGCGATCTGAAAGATCAAGTCATCCGTCACGCTATTCTTGCGCGCGACACTGGTGATTGGTCACGGTTTCAAGAGTCACTAGGAATTCTTAGCGCAAGGAAAGCAAATGCAAGCACCTAAATATTTGCCATGCGGAGCCTGGAAATCTGGGCTGTTTCACATCCGCTATCGTCAGGACGGAAACAATCACACAAAAATTGTCAAACAGTCGCGCTATAAGAGCATGGTTGGTATGCGCCGCGCTTGCGACCGTTGGCGCATTAAGAATGACGCGCACGACTTTGAGATTGTGATTGTGTACGAGCGTCTTGACCTGAGCAAAATATTCAAGGTTGCCTCCGAATATGTCGATAGCAGGTGGAGAAATCACTTTGTGTGATAGACTGACCAATGTGCTGGCTTGGCTCGCCCCCGAAAATGTCGAGCCAGCGCACCTAGTGGGGCTTCACGGTGGGAACGCCGTGGAGTCCTTTCAGATGGAAGAGCCGCGTAAAATCCCTAGCAGGAAATTGCCGCCCTCGCTCGTCGAGATGTTGGACGAGGCGTGTGATTCGTTGCGTGAGAATCACAACCTCAACGGTATCGCAGGTGACCTTGAGCAATTGCGCGAAGCCATTACAGGAATGTTGGAACTTACGCGACACGGTGACTGTCTCTTCGGTGACGAGATCCGAAACTTTTTACAGATTAAACACTACATCAAGCCACGCCGTGGAAGCGAACTAGATCCAATGCTGGGTCTTAGACACGACTACAGAAAGAAACAATGAAACCTGAAACAATGCAGACCATCTTGGAATACTTCAGCGGTTCGCGCTGGGCTATTCCGTCTAGCAAACAGCATGAGTCAGCGATACTGTCGCTCATAGGATACACCGACGAGACAATCGTTCTGGCGGTAAAGCAAGCCAAGATCGGACTGGGTCGCACATTCATTTCAGTTGCTGAACTAGCAACGCAATGCAAGATGGTCGAACGCAAAGCAAAGCATGTTGGTGTGCGAAATCAAATTGTATTTAGCCAGGACGAAGTTAACAAAGACCGTGACGCCGCATTCAAACGCATTCTTAATCTCAGCAAAGATGAGATCCGCGCAGCGGTAAAGCACGGCCGTGAAATTGGCGCACTTACAAACGACCCAATAGATCCTGATGTGTTTAAGTGGCGAGCGTGGCAAATCGGCATGGTGTCCGCGCTCGCCGAAACAATTGGGTGACCGCGCCTATTGCCGCGCACACACCCGCAAGTCACAATGCACGGACATTGAGCGAGTTTGCACCAATAAATTTCAGGGTGGAAGGTGTTCCAATTCCGCAGCCTCGACACCGCGCTTCGTTTCGTGGTGGTTTCGCCAAGATGTATATTCCAAAAGATCATGCGATCCATGCGTGGAAAAATTTAATTGCGCGAATTGCGTTTGATCTCATTGAAAATCAAATTGAACACGCGGTCAAAGTTGAGGTTCTGTTTGTGTTTAAAGCGCGCCGAAAAACAGAAGTTGGAAACTTTAAGGTGAGCAAGCCCGACATTGACAATTTGGTCAAAGCCGCGCTCGACGCGCTCACGGACGCTAGCGTGTGGAGCGATGACAGTCAGGTTGTGCAAGTGCATGCGGCAAAGATGTATGGCTTAAGACCGTACATGGATATCAATATTCAGCCAGTTGACTTTTCCATAAACAGGAATATCACCATTGAAAAAGCCAGCATCAAAACCCAAAGTTGACGCGGTTGCGTTTGCCAACGGCGAACGATACGAGCCAAGCAAGGTCAAACTAGTTAAACCAAAGGTTCCGTTTAACTGGGAAGTCGAGCATCACGGCCGCAACATTCATGTGTTGAATTGCAGGGCGCCAAGTGTGCCAAAGTTTGAGCAATGGATTTTGTTGCTGTCGGATGTTCACATTGACAATCCCAGTTGCCAAAGGCAAGTGCTAACACGATTGCTAAAGCAAGCAGTTGAACGCAAGGCCGCAATCTTTTCCAACGGCGACATGCTCGACTTGATGCAAGGTTTTTCAGACCCACGCGCAAGCAAAGCAGCATTAAAAGTGTTTCGTTCCGCACTCTTGAGCGAGCATTACTTTGACAGCGTCATTGATTCGACTGCGGATTACTTGTGCAGCACAGAATGCGATTACGCTGGAACAAACTTTATTACGCTTGGCGATGGCAACCATGAGACTGGATTTCAGAAGCGCAGGGAAGTTGACTGCAATGCACACTTGTCGCGAGCGATCAAGAGCAGATGCGTGAGCAGCGTCAGCGCGGGTGGCTACCACGGATACTTGCGCGTCAAGATTAAGACAGGCGTTAATGCATTCCAGTACCTGACATGGACTATGAAATACCACCACGGATCAGGCGGCGGTGGCT